CACTGCCACATGCATCTCCCAAGGCGTCCGAAACGGAAGCAGCACCAAAAGGTGCAGCTGAACCGGAACGGAAACCCGCTCCAAGTGATCAGACTAACGTCTGGTCAAAAGGAGGTGGAGAGATGTGAATCTCTCCCCCGAGGTTAATAAAACCCCAGCAACCTAAAAAGGTTGCTTCCATCCAAGCATGATGCTGACGCGCTTGGGACGTCCAGAACGTTCCAAATGTGACTCATCACCGACGTTGGCAACGTCGATGAGCGGACCACCAATATCGTCTTTCCTTAACGGGAAAGTCGAGGGGGGTCGGCGCATGAGGCATTTGTGTAGGGCACCAGTCCCCTCGAGAAGATCTCGAGGAGGTTTGGCACGCACGTAATAGCCCTTAGTTAGGGGGCTATGCGTGTATGGATCTAGTCTCTGGAACTGATAGCCCAGAGCTGTCTCCCTGCCCAACAATGGTGAGGTTGGAGCTACATTAGGAAAGTGTTTTAACAACTTTCCCAAGTAGACATCCATCCATGCGGCAGTTTGCCACAGACCGGACCAATAACATTGGTTCCGGAATGCAACAGCAGCCAAAACACCATCAGCGTCCTGCCGTCTCGTCGGGAGTACACGATTAACCTTGACAATAGAAACGTCAAGACCATCATAGTATTCCCGTCCACAAGACTCTCTGTACCTTCCGGTCCAGAATGACTTGTCGATGTTAACCTTGAAGCCAAAAAGCTCAAGTTCATCGCAGACGGACAGCACAAAGTCTCTGGGGACAATTAAATCATCCCCAAAGACACGCACCTGCTTCGAGAAACGCTTGACAAGCGATCTCTTAGACAGTGGGACATTAAGCTCCCGCTCGATCCCTAAGAAAATAACGGTCAAGAAGACCATTGCTTCGAAGGGGAAGCAGAGAGCTGAACCCATAGACGCGTATTTGGCTAAGCGTATAACGCCATGGCCAGGTACGTCAGCCTTCCGAGATCTGCTAGCATCGACAGCCCCAAGCAACATGGGAAAGTCCGCTAGCATAGCTCGTACATGCTGAAACGAAACACGATCGGAAGCCTCACTCAAATCGAGTGTAGCTAGATCACCGCTGAGTGATCCAGAACGAGCTAAGAACCGATTAGGTTCTTGATCGTCGATTCCGATGACCCTCGAGAGGAAACTATCCTCAAGAAGAGAGTCACGAATACTGCGAAGAATTGCCTGCTGTGCAAATTGCATGGCAGTTGGTTCAATCGCAATGATACGTGGTGTTTTGATCGTTTTTGGAACGGTGATAACCCTAACGGGTGTCTCCGAACCGGGTTCGACGATGTTAAGCTTATCCTTAAGTTCAGCATTGAAGCTGACATTTGGGATAAGGAAAGATTCAGCCGGTAAAACCGACTGAAGTCTCGCGGTCCAGGTTTGCTGATTCCACTTACCATTACTGGTAAGATTATCAGCAACAGCGCCTGGGCCATGCTTGGGAACGAGTCTGTCCCAGTAGATATCTCTATCTACTTTGGCAAACAAGTTACCAAA